ATGTAGGCAGTGTGGGCTTAAGGGCTTGTGGCCTATTAGATTGATTGAGGCCCATACATTATATAGGACAAAAAACCGCGCCGAATCTTATTTTTAAAGAGGGGGGGTACCCCCCAAAACTCCGAGCAAGGCGTGGACGTATAGGGACGACTTCCCAACTGGGACAAGTTTCCCCCAGCATAAATTGACGCGGAGCGCATTCCCTCGCAAAGGACTCAATGTTATACTATATCGTTTGGGAGGCTGCCCGCACCCCCGCTGCTTTTAAACAATACGGCGAGAAGCAAAAGAGCTATCCCCTTTTTTGGTAGCGGGCGCCTTTCTAATTTTTGGGGGTAAATTGTCGGTCAAAGGTTCAGATTCAATAAAAAAAGATTCAAGTATGCGTGAGTTTTCTTCAAGCGAGTTGGTTGCTAACGAGCACGAGCATCATACATTTTTTCGTATTGGTAAGTCGGGTTTGGTAGAGGAGATTGATGCATTAACTGGTATCGTGGTTGCTATCCAAGAGGATATGACTCCGCTCCCCCGAACAAGTTTTGTTGAGCATGTTGTGGATGGCAAGACGTACCTTGTGCAGAACACGATTGATCTTGCAAAGTCTTTGGGAATAAAGAAGCAGATCCCCTACTCCCCGGTACTTGGTGATTTGATAGTGCAGAAGATAGTTAATGGTGTAGCGATGAGTGATTTGTCTAAGGTTCCGGGGTTTCCTGATCTTCATACTTTGTCTATTTGGCGTAGCAAGAATTCTGATTTTGATCTTGCTATTCGGGAGGCTCGTCGCGTGCGAGCGGAGTTGATGCGTGATAATGCTTTACAGGTTGCGGAGTCTGCCGATGGTGAGTTATCGGAGATAGTTGCGGGTAAGCGTTTGCTAGTGGACACGTTGAAGTGGGCTGCTGAGAAGGATGATCCTGAGATTTACTCTGCTCGTCAGAGGGTTGACGCTACTGTCACGGCTATGACGATGATTGTGGATACTGGGATAAGGAGACAAGATGATGAAGGAGTGCTTGATGCGGAAAAAGTCGATGGAGATGATGTGGAGTCCTCAGAGCAGAGCGTACGAGTTGGTAACGATACCGATGTTGTGGAGGGTACCGTCGGGGATGCCTCAGGTTACCCGAGTTCTAGGCTCGCAGGGGAAAGTGTTGAAGGTTCTGGAACGTGAGTTTGGTATTGAGCATGAGGCGGCGGCGTATTTGCGTCGTGAGGGTAAGATCATGCTTGGTTTAGATGATGCGGGTCATTGTCTTTATGTTGAATTAAATTTGGTAGATCTTTAAGTCTGTGGGATTATGGGTTAAGGGATGGGAAAAATACATAAAGTAACAACGGGATATACTCCTCGCAGGTTCCAGGATCAGATACATCGGGAGCTTGCAAGGTTTTCTGTATTAGTTTGCCATCGTCGTTTTGGCAAGACTATTTTGGCATTAAATGAGCTTATAGATCGGGGGCTTAGGAATCTTTTAAAGAATCCTCAGTATGCGTATTTGGCTCCTTTTTATGGGCAGGCAAAGCGTGTGGCTTGGGATTATTTGAAGGAGTACACGAAAAATATTCCTGGGGTTTCTTATAATGAGGCAGAGCTTCGTGTGGATATCCCTCGTCCTGATCGTGGGGATAGGATTCGTTTTATGTTATTGGGAGCTGATAATCCTGGGAGTCTTAGGGGGCTTTATTTGGATGGCGTTTTATTGGATGAGTATGCGGAGATGGACCCGTATGTTTGGAGTCAGGTTATACGGCCTGCTTTGTCTGATCGTTTGGGGTGGGCGATATTTATTGGTACTCCTAAGGGTCAGAATCATTTTTATGATGTTTATCAACATGCTTTGAAGACTCCTGGTTGGTATGCCAAGTGTTTTAAGGCTTCTGAAACTGGGGTGATTCATCCTAAGGAGCTTGAAGAGGCTCGCGCGACTATGAGTGAGGAGGAGTATGCTCAAGAGTATGAGTGTTCTTTTACGGCGGCACTTGTTGGCGCGTATTATGGCAAAGAGATGGAGGCTGCTATGGAGGCGGGGCGTGTGACGTCTGTACCCTATGAGCGCAGTGTGCCTGTTGATACTGCTTGGGATTTGGGTATAGGGGATTCTATGTCCATTTGGTTTTTGCAGCAGGTGGGTAACGAGTATCATGCTATTGATTATTTGGAGGATAGTGGTCGTGACCTTGCATATTACGCGGGAGAGCTTCGCAAGAGGGGTTATTCTTATAGGGACCATTTTGTGCCTCATGATGCGAAGGCTCGGGAGCTTGGTACGGGTGTGACTCGTGAAGAGACTCTTATTTTGCAGGGTGTGCGTCCTAGGGTTGTACCCCGGCAGAAGTTAGAGGATGGGATAAACGCTACCCGTGTGTTGATACCTAAGACTTGGTTTGACGCAGTGAAATGTGCGCGTGGGATATCATGTTTGCAAAACTATGAGCGTAAGTGGGATGCTAAGAATAAGATTTTCTCGTCTAAGCCTTTGCATAATTGGGCTTCTCATGGGGCTGATTCTTTAAGGACTTTTTCGATGGGTAATATTGACAATAAAAGAAGATCTATTTCTGCAAATTTGCCGCGCAAGGCAATAGTGGATTATAATGTTTTGGATTAGGGGGTCATAATGGCTAAAGCAAGAATGTCGGCGCAAGGGTATGTGGATCAAATGGATATGCGGGGCCGGGGCACGGGTACTTTTGAGAGTATAGATATTGATAAGATGAAGGATACCACTCGTTACGAGCTTTTATCTCAGGGTTATTTGCAAGATACTATAAAGCGCAGTGATGAATTAAATCAGGGGCAGAAGACAGAGTATCTTAATGAGATAAATGATTTCTTTTCTAACTATGGCACCTTTGATCCTAAGAAGGGTTTTTACACTGGTGGTAAGAATCCTAAGTATTCTGATTTAAATTCTTTATATAAGACATACACGGATAAAATATCTGATCAGAAAAAAGAGAATAAGCTTCGTCTTGAGGCATTAGAGGAGCGCACCAGTTTGCTGCAGGGAAATGTTACGGGTAGGTTAGGATCCACGCAGGACATGGGTGAGGAGCGTAATAAAAAGGACACGGCGAATGCTTTTTATGCTTCTACGAATACAAATAACAGTCGATCGGGCTCTGCTAATACCAGTGTGTTTGACGCTAAAAATTCTATGCCAGGCATAGTACGAGGTAGACGGTGAAAAAAGGTAAGCAGGTTTTAAAGCCCGGTGAGGTTAAGGAAAGATTTAATCATTTGCATTCTGAGAGAGCGACTTGGGAAAATCATTGGCAAGAGCTTGCGGATTATATTTTGCCGAATAGAAATGATATCAATGTTGTAATCACTCCAGGGTCCAAGAGAAACACGATCATTTTGGATAATTCTGCGATACAGGCCAATGAGTTGTTGGCTGGTGCGATGCACGGTTTGCTAACTAATCCTTCTACGACTTGGTTTGATTTGACCACGGGTGATAAGGAGCTTGACCGCTTGGATGCTGTTAGGCTTTGGTTGCAAAAGCAGACGCGTAAGATTCATAATGTTATGAATAATTCTAATTTTCAGACGGAGGTCCATCAGTATTATTTGGATTTGACATGTTTGGGAACTAGTTCGATGTCGATTGAAGAAGACGATGAGATGATAGTTCGTTTTAGTACGAAGCATATCAGAGAGGTTTATGTTTCTGAGAATAACAAAGGCGTTATTGATGAAGTGTACCGTAAGTTTAAATGGAACATTAGAGCTATTGTTGCGGAGTTTGGTATTGAAGTTCTTGAGATGTCTAAGAGTTTGAAGACTGCTTGGGAGAAGAATACAAATATAAAGTTTGAGATTATTAATGCGGTATATCCTAGGGATGTCGCTGACAATAATTTTAAAGATAGTAGAAGATATATATCTCAATATATTATTTGCGCGGAGAGTGAGAAGCAGCTTCGTTTGGATTACTATAGGGAGTTTCCTTATGTAGTGGCGCGTTGGACCAAGGCGGCGGGGGAGATTTACGGTAGGTCTCCTGGAATGATTGCACTTCCTGATGCGAAGACTCTTAATAAAATGACGGAGACTACGCTTAAGGGAGCTCAGAAGACTGTCGATCCTCCTTTGCAATTACCTGATGACGGGTTTATTCATCCTATAGATACGCGCCCCTCTGGGTTAAATTATTATAGGTCTGGAACCAATGATCGAATTGAGCCTATTTTCAATGATGCTCGTATTGACTTTGGATTTCAGGCAATGCAGGAGCGTCGGCAGCGTGTACGTGAAGCGTTCTTTGTAGACCAGTTACAATTGGGTGCGGGTCCTCAGATGACCGCCACCGAGGTTTTGCAAAGGACCGAGGAGAAGATGCGTTTGTTGGGTCCTATGCTTGGGCGTCAGCAGGCTGAGTTTTTGCGTCCTATGGTGAGCAGAGTTTTTGAGATAATGAGTAGAGCTGGGATGATTGATCAGGCTCCTGAGGCTTTAGAGGGTAGAACACTTGATGTGAATTACTCGTCTATGGTTGCTAAGGCTCAACGGGTGAATGATATGCAGACTATTATGCAGACTATGCAGGCTGTGAATCCTTTTGTGGCTGCGGATCAATCTGTTTTGGATAATTTTAATGGCGACATAGCTGTACGTGTTATTGCTGAGGGGTATGGATTCCCTCAAGAGATTTTGCGTACTGAGGAAGAAATTGTTAGTCTGCGTGAGCAAAGAGCACAGGCTCAAGAGCAAGCAATGCAGGCGCAACAAGAGCAGCAGCAAACAGAGAATGCGATAAAAGGTGTTCCTGCAATGGCTACTATGGAGCAAGCTCAAGAATAGAAGAGGGATAATGTCTGATAGTATAGAGTTAAAGAAAAGAAGTCAGCGTGCTATTGCGCGCGTTAAGGACTACAAGCAAATTTTTTCCACGAGGGCAGGAAAGCGCGTGCTGGCAGATTTGATAGAGGTGCATTATGTGCTTAAGCCTTTGTTTCATCCTACAAATCAACATTTATCGAGTTTAAGGGAAGGTGAGCGAAACACAGTTTTGCGTATACTTTCTTTGCTAAAAATGGACCCCATAAAAATGAGAGAATACATAGAGGAGAAACAAGATGAGCGATATGACATCTGAGCAAGAAGAGAGTACTGGCGAGCAGCCGCCTAGAAGTTTAAACTTTGGTAATGAAAAGGAGGGGGCCCCGGCTCCCGAGGCAAAGCCTGAGAGTGCTACGCAGACACCTGATTGGCATAGGCTGCCTGAGGATTGGGCGAGTACATTACCCGAGGATTTAAAAGATCATGCTTCTTTAAAGACTATGCATGACATCCCTACCATGGTGAAGTCTTTTATTGAGGCTCAAAAAATGGTTGGTAAGAATAAGATTGTAATTCCCGATCAGCATGGGTCTGAGGAAGACTGGCAAAAAGTTTATAAGAAACTTGGTTTGCCTGAAACCCTTGAAGAGTATGAGTTGGAAATTGATCACGGCGGGAAACTTGATGAGGGTTTTTTGACTAAGTTTAAGGAAGCTGCTCATAAGAATGGGATACTCCCAAAGCAGGCAAGTGCTGTTATGGATTGGTATTTAGAGCAATACAAAGGTATTTCAGAGACTAATGCAGATGAAGCTGTCAAAGAGCGTGAAGAAGGTTTTAAGAAACTTGATATGGAATGGGGCGACTCATATAGAAAGAATATGGTAGCTGCAGAACTTGCTTTGAAAGACTTCTCTTCCGATGATGTGGCAGACTATGCCCAGCAAAAGGGATGGACGCAGGACCCAATGTTCATTAAATTACTAGCAGCCGTTGGTAATTCCACAAAAGAGGCAGAGCTTACTGGTAAATTGCCCCGTGGCGATATGGAAGCTAAGTCTCCTGAGGAAGCAAGACAAGAAATCACAGATATTCAGTCAGATTTAGGGCATCCTTACTATGATGCGAAGCACCCTAACCACAAAGCAGCCGTTGCGAGCATGGAGAATCTTTATAAGTACGCGTACCCCGCTTCTCAGAAAAAATAATTTTGACATCTTGACCAATAAATGCCTCTATGCGATTATGTCGTGTAGGGGCAATTTTCTAACGGGGAATCCCTATTTTCGCTTAAGAAGTAGAGCGCAGATAAGCCCTTTTCGGGTCCTGCAAATAGCTTGAAAAAGCATTTTGTTCGGCTTGCACAATAAATCCTCTTTTCGAGGGCAATTTAAGTAGCAACACACTTTTAAATTAGTCTTTAGAAAGGAAGATAAAATAATGTCAAACACAATTGAGACTGCTTTTGTAAAGCAGTACACAGCAAACATTTTTCACTTATCACAACAAAAAGGTTCACGACTACGAGGATACGTACGTAATGAATCACAACGCGCAGAGGTTGAGTTCTTCGAGAGATTGGGCGCAACTAGTGCTTTAGAGAAACTTTCTCGTCACAGTGATACTCCTCTAGTAAATAGCCAGCATTCACGCAGAGCTGTCTACATGAGAGATTACGAGTGGGCAGACTTGATCGACAAAGAAGACATGGTCCGTACTTTGATCGACCCAAAAAACCCGTATGTCATGAGCGCATACAGCGCACTTGGACGCACAATTGATGAGGTAATCATCGAAGCCGCACTTGGAAACGCAATCGCTGGTAAAGAAGGTTCTACTCCTGTAGCACTTCCTGCAACTCAGTTTGTTGGCGCAGTAGACACAAGTGGATCTCCTGCAATTTCTAACTTGAATGTTGAAACTTTAATCAGAATCAAATCTAAATTTGGTGTTAACGATGTTGATGATTCAATTCCATTACACATCGCAGTTACTCAAGCTCAGATTGATTCACTATTGAATGAAAACAAAGTTACAAGCGCAGATTACGCGGCAATTAAAGCATTAGTTTACGGCGAAGTTGACACTTTTATGGGATTCAGATTCCACAGAACACAACTTCTACCTTTGGCTGGTGGCGCATACACAATTGACGTCAACACTGGGGCAGTGACTTTATCTACAGGTAACGGCGACGGAGCTCGTAGAGCGTTCGCTTGGGCTGAAGATGGATTAGTCTTTTCAGTAGGTAAAGATATGATGGGTAGAATCTCTGAAAGAGATGGTAAATCATATTCAACACAGGTTTACGCTTGCGGAACTTGGGGCGCGACTCGTCTTGAAGAAGAAAAAGTAGTCGGCGTTCTTTGCACTGAATCATAATTTTAAGGATAGGAGAATAATATAATGGCATCAGAAATAGCAGATCTTTATGATCTACAAAATGGAGCAGAAAACGGCGGCCAAAAAGCTGAAATAGGCGATATTGGCGGACGGATTCGTTTCTTAAAATTAGAGCACGCTTTTGAAGCAGACGTTCTTTCAATTGCGGACACTGTAAAACTTGCTAAACTTCCAAAGGGCGCTCGCGTTGTTGATTGGTTCTTGTACTCAGCATCACTAGGCACCACTGGGATTTTTAACTTTGGATGGGCAGCTTCTACTGACGCTACTGAATCTGCAGACGCAGACGGTTTTGCGGCTACATTGGATGCAGGCGGACAAGCAGTTAACCACAGAGCTTTAGGCGGAGTTGTTGGACTTAACAAAAAGTTTGAAGCAGCCGTTGACGTTCAAATTGCTTTCACAGAAGCAACTGACGACGCATTGGCAGATGAGCTTAAAGGTTACATCGCTTACGTAATTGATTAATTAGATAGGAGCCCCGGATGCCTACAGAAATAGAGATTTGTAATAGCGCAATTGCAAAAGTGCGCGGCAAGAGAATCCTCACTCTCAATGATGATTCTGTTGAGGGAAGACTATGCACAGATCTTTATAGTAGGCTCCGGGATTCTCTCCTTAGAGGACACCCCTGGAACTTCAACAAACAAAGAGCTTCTTTAGCTATTTTGGTTGATGTCCCAGTTTGGGAGTACGAAAACACTTTCCAATTGCCTAGTGATTTGGCAAGAATCCTAAAGACAGATATACCTTATGACCAAAAGTGGGCGCGTGAGGGGAATACTATCCTTGCTAATAGGGATGCTGTAAATATACTATACGGGAAAAAAATCACAGACGCTTCACTTTTTGATGATCAATTTTCAGAAGTACTAGCGTGGAAGCTAGCATCAGAGATATGTTATCCGATAACACAAAACGCTAGTCGCAGTGAAACAGTTGCAAATAGCTATAAAGAAATGTTACGCGAAGCTAGGTCAATGAACGCTCAAGAGAGGGGTTCTATTGAGCAAGTCACAGCTAATGAGTGGCTAGATGTCAGGTATTAATGGCAAAATTTAGGGATATCCTTTCTTCTTTTTTGGTAGGGGAAGTCACACCAAAAGCACACGGCCGGGCCGATATTGATGAGTTTAGACAATCGTGCGAGCGTGTTGAAAATCTACTAGTGCAATCACAGGGCGGGGTTATCAGAAGACCTGGTACCCAGCACAAAGCGGACTTTGTTGATGAGGGAATGTTAGTGACCCCTCTTGGCGCAGGTGTTCGGTTAATACCTTTTATTATTTCAAAGACACAAAGTTACGTGGTTATAATCACAACTTATGCGGCGGATACGACGGCTGATCCTAACGACAATGGCGTTTACTTGTGGGATGTCACTGAGCAAGAATTAATCACTATTACTTATGATTATTTAAACGACGCTAATTACACAGATCTTGTGCAGTTTGTGGCATACACAACACAAGATATGCTCAATGAGCTTACGTATGTTCAATACGGGAATGCTATCTTTTTTGCGCAGGGTAATCGAATCCCTTGGGCGTTAGAGTTTCGCGGAAATCCTGCAGGCTATAATTTTTTAGGTGCTTACTTCATGCCTTTCTGGGCTTACTCTAGGTTGGGTATTGGTGGGGATGTTTCGGGTGACGACTTGGTTAAGGCGTGGCCTTACGAGGATTCTAATATTACAGATGTTACCCTTACAGTGAGCAACGCTTCTGTAGGTAGCGGTAAGACTATTACTGCCTCTGAAAACTTAGCGGACATACCCGGGGAGCCTATACGTACGGGCTGTGTTGGTAGTCCTATTCGCGTAACGGGTGACTCTGCAACTCAGACAGGGGTTACTTTTATTTTAACCACTAGTCTTTTTGGGGACACGTTTACAGGGATTAATACATTAGCTTGGGAAGACACTAACGCTACAACTACGTGGGCAATGGCTGCGTGGCATAACGATGCAGGCTGGCCGCGAATTGTAACTTTCTATCAGCAAAGACTTGTTTACTTAGGTTCTGAGAGATATCGAAATGGTATATGGGCTTCTAGACAATTCCAGTTAGGGGATATGCGCCAAGAACATTTTGTGCAAGATTCTCCCAATACTTTGACAGACGATGACCCTTTTAATTTTGATGTTGCGGGAGTGCCTACTCTTACATGGGCCTCTCCTGGAAAAAACCTTTCTTTTGGAAGCGAGGACAGAGAATATATTGTTACGCTTAGAACACAAGAGGCGACTTTTGGGGCGCTCTTACAATTTTCACTAGAGCAAGAGTCCTCAATTGGGGGCAGTAATAGAATGCCTGTGCGCGTGGATAACGCTGTTTTGTTTGCTCAATGGTCTGGGAAAAGAATAAGACAATTTTTATACAATGAAACAGAGGACTCCTACAAGTCTACTGATATAATGGATTTTTCTGAGCATATTATTACTCGCCAACTAGACAACATTGATCAATCTACTTCGGGGGCTTTTCTAGATCCTGTTATAGAACAGTTTGCTTTTCAAAACTCTGATAATCCTATCGTGTGGTTTATTGATACCAATGGGGGGCTTTGCGGGCTTACTCGGGACGCTTCTCGTGGGATTAATGCATACCATTTTCATAAGCTGGGGGGCTCTAACATTTTTGGAGGCGAGTCGTATAATGCAATAGTAAAATCTATTTGCACACTTTCCTCCCCCGATGGAATTCACTCAGATCTTTGGATGGCTGTGCTTCGTTTTGTTGGTGGTGATTATGTAATGAGCCTAGAGAAAATGGGCAGGCAGCTTCCGTTTAATACTGTTGTTAATGATTTTACATCCTTAGATTACAAAATGTGTTACATGGATTCAGCGGTTCTTTTAACTGAGGGTACAGCCACAAATTCTTTTACAGTTGCGCATTTGCCTAGCTCTACGGTTACGGCTGTTGCCGATGGCTTTTATGTTGGAGAGCTAGAAACCGACGCTAGTGGTGATTTTACTTTGCCTAACGATATGGAAGCTAACGAAGTGATCGTCGGCCTTCCTTACACGTCTATATTAAAAACCTCTGATCTAAATAGAGGTTCGATTATTGGTACGGCTCAGACTGTGCCTAAATCCGTGGACACTCTTGTTATTAGAGTGGATAAAACAATAGGGGCGAAAGTCGGCACAAGTTTACAGAATTTAGAAGACTTGGTGTTTAGACCCGCAGGACTTGATATGGATACTCCTATCCCTTTATTCACAGGAGACAAAGATTTAACTTTCAATGAGGGTTGGGAAGGCAACATCAATGTGCATGTTGTTCAAGATAAGCCCCTACCAATGAATGTTCTTGCTCTTGTTACAAGGGGGACTGCAAATGACTAGCGGTTTTTCTTGGAGAAAATATTTACCTACAGATTATGAAACGGTAGTCCCTTGGTTTACAGCACGAGGCTGGCCCGAGGCTCCTCCAGAAAAGTTTTTGCCTCCTACAGGTATCATTATTGAAGATTCCGAGGGCCCCTGCTGCGTAGGGTTTTTATATTTAAGTAATTCTCCTATAGGTTTTTTGGATTGGGTATCTACTCGACCTGATTTAAAAAGGGGTGGTTTAAAGGCCCTTGATTTTTTCTTCCCCGTAGCAAAAGAAGCTGCAAAGGGTATTGGAGTTGAGAGGGTTATACACATGGCGCTACCAAAATATGCAAACGTGATTTCTAAAAGATATGGATTTACAGAAGTAGAAAAACTTTCATTACTAGTATGGGGAGAGGGCTAGTTATGGCTTTAGGAACTGCATTAGTTGTAGGAGCAACACTTTTCGGGGGCGCTGTAAAAGCTTACGGGAACATAAAAGCAAATGCTGCGCAGGCGCAGGCTGAGAGAGCAAATGCTGCTTTTTATAGAGAGCAGGCTGAGTTTGCTAGGGAAGCTACCAATAGAACGCTTGAAATTTATCAAGACGACACGGATACTTTTGTAGGGCAGCAGAAAACCTCTATCGCAAAAAGTGGTATTTCTTTGTCGGGCTCTGCGCTTCTAGCTCTTGCAGATACAAAGTTTAAATCTTTAAGAGAAGAGGAAGCTATCTTAAGGGACGGTAAATTTAAAGAACAAGAGGCTCTTTTAAAAGCGGGCGCTTCTATAGATCAAGCGGACCGGATATCTAGTTTCTCAAACAATGCTCTCCCTGCTTTTGGCACTGCCATAAACACGGGTGTTTCTATTTATAAGGGGCTTTAGATTATGCCAGTAATTCAGAATATAAGACAAAATGCGAGGCTGCAGGTATCTTCTCCTGTGCAAATAAGATCTTCAAACGCTGCTAGGCTTGAGGGAGAGAATATTGCTTCTTTTGGATCGAACCTTCAAAAAGCTGTTTTAGAGGTTCGGGACTTTGAAAAAAGAGCTAAAGAAACTTCCGATAAAATTAAGCTCGCTCAGTTAAAAGAAACTGCGGTTAAACAAAGCCAAGATGCTTACCAAAATGTGCATAAAGACGGAAGCGCGGACGGCTCTGATTACTTAGCTGTATACACAGAAAATTACGACAAGGTTATGTATAACGCCCTTAATTCTTTTGAGGATGGGGACGCACGCGCGCAGGCAAAAGT